TCGATGGATCAGATGTTTCCTCTAAATTAGATGAAGTCGAAAAGATTAAACCTAAACTCAAAGAGCAGGGTAAAAAGGACTTTGGGGAGTTAGGAGCAACTCCAGAAGCTAAGGGCACTGTTAAAAAGACAGACGTTAAAAAGAAAAACATGACCGATGAGGAGTATAAAGCGTTTCGCGTTCAGCTAATGACCGACATCGAAAATGCCCTCTACAAAGCTTTGGACGTCGATGGTGCAGGTAAAGTTACGAAGGCTTTCCGTTGGTTAGCGCAAAGCCGCCAGATGGCTCTTATTAATCAGCTTCCATCCGCATTAGCAGGTGTTCCTACAGGTATCATTGCTCTTGGGCGTGAGGTAAACCGAGGTGTTGCTAATTATGTTTCACAGAAGTTTGCAGGTAACGAACTTGCTGGAGAGTTAGCTAAAGCAGACATCGGAGAAGCTTTAAACAACTTTAAATACCTCTTTTCAAAAGACAACTGGAAAGCCGTAGGACGTACCCTGAAAGACAATCAATCAGCAACTGATCCTCGCAAAGCAGGACGAATGGATGATGAAGTTCATAGGGTAAACGTACCAAGAGGCGAAGCAGCTCTTGTAGCGAGTGCTCGTAGACGCGCAGAGAAAGCCTTAAAAGCTAAAGAAAGTCTTATTAGTAAAGCAGGACAAGAGGGAAGCGAAAGCACTCTTGAACGTATGAACCGCTTATACTTCCTAGGACAATCAGGTGGTGTTCGTTTGATCCAAGGATTCGATGAAGCCTTCAAGCGCCCTCTTATTATGGGACGTGTGCGTGCATCTGCTCGTAAGGAAGCTATCATGGAGCTCCATGAATTAAAGAAAACCGATGGCGTTGATTACACTCCTGCGGACATAGATGAACTTGCAAAGCAGAAGTTTGATGCCGCTCTAATTGACTCAGATGGTCTGATGGTTCTTAGAGCTAACCACGAATACCTAGAGGAAATTGACCTAGCTCGCCAAGAGCTTCTGTTTGCTGCCAACAGTGACAACATTGAAGAAGTTGTAACACCCTACAGCGAAAAGGTTGTTCAGTCGCTTAAACAGCTAGCAGGAAACGATCATCCTATCAGCTTTGGTCTTAATGCAGTTATGCCTTACATCGGTGTTCCTATTCGAGGCGTGTATAAAGGGCTATCTTGGTTATCCTCCGTGCCTCGCGCTACTGGAGGTCTTGTAGGTGGAGATGCGTTTGGGAATCCATACATCGCTAAAGTTAAGCAAGCCCAAGACGAACTCCTGATGCTCGAAAAGCTACAAAAGAAAAGAGGAGACACACCTTTCGATGAAAAAGGACTTGAGGCTGTTAATACCTTAGACGGAGCTAAAGCTGAGTTACTTGAGAAGATTAATAGAGCTGACGCTAGACGTATACAATATAATGCAGACAACTTAGCAGATGCCTTGATGGTTGTGGAGCTTGGAGGGTTGATGGTAGGAGCTGCTGCTCTAGGTAGCGGTACTGGGTCTATGACCTTCTTATCGGAAGACCAGAAAAAGAAGTTAGAGATAGCGGGTACAAAACCCTTTCAGTTATTTGGTATGGACTACAAAGCTATTGGCCCTGCTGCTTTCCCGCTTGTAGTTACAGGGGATCTCTCTCAATACTTTAAGATTAGAAAAGTAGAAGCTCAGATGGGTACTACTATTCTTGATGAAGACTTAACTTGGCCAGAGGTTATTCTTAAATCTTTAACAAGCCTATCTAAAGAACAGCCTCTATCATCAGGTGTTAAACAAGTGACCGAGATGCTAGGAAATGACGAGCAACGTAAAGTGGCTGCGAGTTCTATGTTATCTAGTTATACGTTGATGCCTGCTTTTGCTAAGAAAGCTGTGCAGCAATATAACAACGCAGGACGCATGGTTGACTTGAAGGGATCTACCTTCGCTGACCGTATGGCATATGGTGCGCTGGGCATGGGCATAGCTAACTACAAGACTGATTACTTTGGTCACGATATTGAAGACCCTCGCGGATTTATCCAGAATAATGTTATGCGTCAATGGCCTACAGCTAAAAAGCTTAGAACAACTCTGGAGAACGTTATTGGAAGTGACCTTGTAGGGACTATTCAAGCAAAGCCTGAGTATATTCAAACAGGCATACGCATGAAAGACTTTATAGATGCTCGCGGTGTCAGTATGACGTACCGCTTTGACCAGCAATTAAAAGAAACGAAAATTAACGGTAAGACCATGTTGGCAGCCGTTCAAGCTAAGATCTTCAATTCAAAGTGGAGAACTAAGTTTGAAGGATCTGCTGTTGCTGATGGAGATATTATGGTCAACGTAGGGCTTGTAGAACTTAACGAACTCATGCGGAAATACTACGATAAAACTAAGGAAGATATTCTTAAAGACCGTGGTATTACATCTCTATTTATCAACAAAGACAACGAGTCTCTGGATGAAGTCATAAAAAACTTTAACAATGGTGACTTCCTCAAAGATTCTGGGCCTGTCAATCTGGCAGACATTATCTCCCCTCAATAACCCCCACTTATTATGGCTAACAGCTACATTGAATATACCTCAGGACTCACAGAAACTACCTACAGCGTTCCCTTTAACGTTCTGTCTATTACGGACGTCAACGTGAAGGGCTACAACGGATCAACTTGGAATGACCTTACAGTTGCTTCCCGTGACGCTGTAGCAAAGACTATCACCCTCAGCGGAGCACCCTTTGCATTCCAAAAGATACGTGTATGGCGTAACACTGGAACCACACAGCTAGTGGACTTCCAGAACGGCTCTAGGTTGTCTGAGAGTGACCTCGACACAGCTTACCAACAAGGTCTGTTTGTGGCTCAAGAGGTTTCTGAGAACGCATCTACTGGTTCGTTATCTAAAGGTGACCAAGGCGACCAAGGCCCTGCTGGTAACGATGGAGCTGACGGGGCTGATGGAGCTAACGGAACCAATGGAACCAATGCTTCTCCGTTTCCCGCAGGTAGTGTAATTTATCATGCAGCTAACACAGCGCCCTCTGGCTTCCTAAAGGCTGACGGTGCTGCTGTCTCTCGGTCAACTTATTCAGACCTGTTTGCAGCTATCGGTGAAACCTATGGTGCTGGCGATGGCAGCACTACGTTCCTTGTTCCTGACCTTCGCGGTGAGTTTATGCGTGGCTGGGACGACTCTCGTGGAGTTGACAGTGGTCGTGGCTTTGGTTCTGCACAAGCAGATGAATTTGAAGCGCACAATCACACGGTTTCCGTACATTATTCTCCTGGAGCTGGTGGCGTTCCATTGCAGGGAACTGGTTCTGTGGTGTCCAACCGTGCCACAAGCAGCACTGGTGGCTCAGAAACTCGACCACGAAACGTAGCCCTTCTAGCTTGTATTAAATTCTAATTAACCCTCTCAATACCTTAACCAATTAACCAAAAATGATACCTGAAAACCCTTACGTGACCCCGTTTATAGCCACCAGTGGAATCCTCGGAACCCTTACCCTTGACCACATTAACACATCCGTAGCTATAGGCGTCGGTGTTCTAACGATGTGCTATCTAGGCATCAAAATCTACAAAGAGATTACAAAGTAATGAGCAAAGACAGTAACGAAAAACTATATGGTCTCCAAGACCTCCTGATTGATGAGTTCATTAATCGCATCCAGAGCGGTGATGCGTCTCCAAGTGACCTCAATGCCGCCCGTCAGCTCCTCAAGGACAACCAAATTAGCGCAACAGTAACCAGTAACAACCCTATGGCTAACCTTGTCAGTATTCTTCCGTTTGATGACGAAGGTGTTGACCGCGTAGCTTCCCGATAATGGCTAGAGATTACAAAAAGGAATACGAGAACTACCACAAGAAGCCTGAGCAACGTCGCAGGAATGACGCTAGGAAAGCCGCAAGGCGTCTAATGGTCAAGAAACACGGTAAAGCTAAGCTTGCTGGAAAGGACATCGATCACAAAGATCGTAACCCTAAGAACAACTCGTCGAGCAACCTACGGATACAGTCAAAGAAGACTAACCGAGGCAACAACAAGTAACATATGGAAGTCCCTCCACAGCTAAAAGACTTCAAGAACTTCCTGTATTTATGCTGGAAACAGTTAAATTTACCTGATCCTACTCCGCTGCAATACAACATAGCGGATTACATGCAGAACGGTGATAGGCGTGCCATTGTGCAAGCGTTCCGTGGCTGTGGGAAGAGCTGGATCTGTTCCGCTTATGTGGTTCACCAGTTACTCCTAGACCCCTCGTTAAACATCCTCGTGGTGTCTGCTAGTAAGACCCGTAGTGACGACTTCAGTACGTTCACGCTTCGTCTTATTAACGAGATGGAGATACTTCACCACTTGCGTCCTAAGGACAACCAGAGGCAGTCTAAGATCTCTTTCGATGTTGGCCCTGCCCCTGCCTCTCACGCGCCCTCAGTGAAGTCTCTAGGCATATCCTCGCAGCTTACAGGGTCACGTGCGGATATTATCATTGCTGACGATATTGAGGTAGCCAATAATAGTGCTACAATGCTCATGCGGGAGAAGCTATCTGAACAGGTAAAAGAGTTTGACGCTATCTTAAAGCCCGACGATACATCCAAGGTTCTCTTCCTTGGAACACCTCAAACCTTCGATAGTATCTACACGAAGCTCCAAGAGCGGGGCTACAAGAGTCAGATTTGGCCAGCTACGCATATTACCCAGAGCCACAACGAGAAGATCTATGATGGTAACGTAGCGGACATCTGTGTGGACGCTGAGCAAGAGAACAGATCTACAGAGCCATTGCGGTTCTCTGATGTGGACCTAGCGGAACGAAAGATCTCTTATGGGTCTGCGGGATATACCATGCAGTTCATGCTGGACTCCAAGCTCTCGGACGTCGAGAAGTTCCCTCTGAAGATCTCCGACCTGATTGTAACAAGTATAGACAACGAGGTGGCTCCCGAGCGGTATGTTTGGGCTCGTGACCCCGATAGGGAATGGGACTCTAGTGTTCCCAATGTGGCCTTTGCAGGTGAGAGGTATTACCGTCCGTTTAAAACACTCGGAGATATGGTTCCGTACACTGGTAGTGTGCTTGCAATTGACCCTGCTGGTAGAGGTAAGGATGAAACTGGTTATGCGGTTTGCAAGATGCTCAACGGTACTCTCTACATTCCTGCTGCTGGTGGTCTTTCTGGTGGTTATTCTGAGGACACCCTAGTGGAGCTCGCGGAACTCGCTAAGAAACACAAGGTTAATTACATCGTGACCGAGACAAACTTCGGGGACGGTATGTTCAACGAATTGATTAAGCCTGTGTTAACCCGTATTTACCCTGTGAGTATCGAAGAGGTGCGCCACAGCACCCAGAAGGAGAAGCGTATTATCGATACCTTAGAGCCCGTCATGGCGGGTCACAGGCTTGTGGTGGATCCTGATGTTATTAAGGATGACTTCCAGACGATCCAGAAGTATCCCCATGAGAGTCAGCTAAAGTACTCTTTGTTCTACCAGATGTCTCGCCTAACTAGAGACCGTGGCGCTATCACTCATGATGACCGCTTGGATGCTCTGAGTATCGCTGTGGCTTACTGGACGGAACAAATGGCTCAGGATGCAGAGGTCAAGATGACTGAGAGAAAAGTAGAGTTGCTCGATCAGGAGTTACAGAAGTTTCAGGATGCTTACTATAAGAACAAAGGTGGTAGTAACACACTTACTTGGTAACAATCCCTTATTTAGTAACAAATAATAGATGGCTCGTAGTGGATTCATAAGTCATTGATAATCAACATACTCTTAATTAACTACAGTATAGGTAGAAGGGAGGTGTTCTCAAAAATAAATGAGAATTAGGACTAATAACCTTGACAGGTAGTAGAAACAAACCTTAAAATAGTCCCTACTAGGAAACACTTAGTGAACCTTTGAAAAAGAGTGTTTGTAAGTTGGCTGGTAATAAGTCCCTCCTTAAAGTTTCCCTTATGTTGAAATAAGAGTGTTCCTTTAAAAGTACTGTAATATGTTTGACAGGTATTAACTACCAACCAGTATTACCTATATGAAACACACACTACTAATTCTATACATCCTAATCACCTCAGGAGCCCTAGTGCTTCTCAATAACTCCCTCAAGGAAACTCAGGAAGCACTCAAGGCTTCCTTTGAAATCCTTGAGCATCACAAGGACGTTATAAACGACCACCGTGAGGCTATCATTAACGTCCATAAGTTCCTTAAAGGATACCAATCGTAATCATGGGTAAAGGACATCAACCAAGAAAAGGTCACAACCCAGCCAAGCAGCGTAAGAACTACGATAAGATTGACTGGAGTAAGAAGCCTGTTGTTAAGAAATCCAAATGACAACCTTCGAGTCCATACAAGCCCGCCTAGGGGAGCACTGTAGGAACTTTGTTATAATCATCCAACCTGATGACGCAAAGCACACCTTCGAGTTGGTCTATAGCGATCCGTTTGCTACCATGGGGCTTCTCAATGAGGCTTGTAAGCGT